CTACACAAGGTATGTTTCAAATTACAATTTCATCTATTGTTTATCTTAAACACCTTCATTCATTCTTCAATATGGCACCACTTCTTAAAGGTGTGTTTATGAAACTCACTTTGACCCTCAACAATACTTCTATTGATTTTACATCTGCTGGTGCTGGTGGTAATATTACTCTCAATAGTGTTTCTAATGCTGTTGGTGGTATTTGTCCTCTAATGCTTGCCTCTGCGAACGCCCAGCAAGGAGCAGTTGCTACTTTTGGTGCTTCTACTTATAGAGCAAATCTTTCTGTTGGAGCAAGATGTTTAGACGCTACTTTGCTACAAGGTGGAGCAAGTGAGGGAACAGAAGCAAGATCTATCTATCTATATGTCCCTGCCTATACCTTCAATCCTGTATTTGAACAGGCATACCTTTCTTCACCTGTTAAGACCATCAAATATACTGATATTTACCAATACCAAATTACAGGAATTACCGCCAAGACAGGACAAATTAATAACCTACTTACCAATGGTATTGCTAATATTAAATCTGTTCTTTTGCTTCCATTCTATTCTGCCGACAATACTGGAACTGGATTACCTGCTTATCAATCACCCTATGATCCTGCTGGTTGTGGTCCAACTTCGCCTTTGTGCCTCTTATCCAATTTTAATATTGTTGTAAGCGGACAGAATACTATTTACAATACTGAACGCTATGCCTTTGAGCAATTCGCAAATCAACTTTACGGAGTAAATGCGGTAAATGGTGGAATGGTAGATGGTCTCAACAGCGGTCTCATATCCCAACTTGGATTTGAAATGGAATACTGCTACTACTATGTTGATGTGAGTAGAATGTTGCCTGTGGAGGAAAGTGTCCCTAAATCCGTCCAAGTGGTCGGTCAAAATATGTCTGCTAAGAAAATTGATCTATGGTGTTTTATTGAATATGGAGTTGATGTTTCAGTAGATATTCTTACTGGCGCAAGAGTTTAAGGCGACTTTTGATTAATAATCGTATCATATAATTTAATAATTATATCATACACTTTTAGGCGTTATTTCGTAATTAAGAAAATGCCGTATGCTTTTTTATCTCACCTAATTATATAAATGAGTATTGTAGAAATATCCGCATCACCAAAGCAATTAAGCAAATTGCGAAACGGACATAGAGTTAGAGTAAGACCTGCTATGGAAGGTAAAGGAGTATGTGTCGTAGTAGATCCCTCTAATTATGACCTTATCACTCGCACATTTAGTCGCAATAAAGGTTTAGAAATATCATTATCCCCACAAGAAATAGTTGCTAATCAGGACGCATCAGGTGAAATGGAAGGCAAAGGTATTTTTGGTAAAAAGTTTGACCGATTTGTTGGTAAGACACTTGGTAAGAAAGCACAACGCCAATTATACGCAACCGCAAGAGATTATCTACCTCTCGCCCAAGCAGGATTAACCGCTGGTATTGGGGCAGCAGGAACTGCTTTGGGTGCTTTTCAACCTGAATTGATCCCATTTATCCCTGCTGGTGTTGCTGGTCTATCTGCCCTTGGTAGTGATTATTTAGCAAATCCATCATCTTATCAATCTAACGCTGGTGGGTCAAGAGCAAGAGTAGCAAAGAATATGGCAGGAAGATATTTACAAGATAAAGCATTACAAGAAATTAACGCCCAAACAGGAGCAAATCTTGGAGCATTAGATAGAGCATCAATAGAACAGGCATTAGCAAATAGAGCGAGAGCAGAATTGAATAAGACAGCGGTTCAACAAAGAGCAGCATTAGATACTGATTTTGGTGCTTGGGGATCAGGTCTATATGTTGGTGGAACTGGTAGTGGTCTTGGATTAGGTCTTGGATTAGGTATTAGACCAAGAATGAGTAGAAGTGGAGGTGCTATTGGTCTTAATGGTGGAATGGTTAGTGGATTACCACCTGCTTTAAGGTCTCAACCATTTAGTTCTAATTTTCAATTTCAACACACTCTACCTCCTGCCTACCAAAGATTTAGCAAAGGAAGTGGATTAACTTTGTAATTTGGTTATTTAGGCAAAATTAAAATATCCCTTAATATTATAAGATGAGTTTAACTGATACGCAAATAAGAGAAATGTGTGTAAAGATGAGAATACCACTTGCTACAAAAGGTATTATATTTAAAGACGAGATCCCTACTAAATTGGAATACAATAAGGGATACTTTATTAATTTAGAAGACGAATATGATGGTAATGGTATGCTTAATAGTGGATCCCATTGGACTTGTTTTATTATTGTAAAATATCCAACAGGACAAATAGACCCTATGTATTTTGATGCTTATGGTATGCCTCCACCTGAAATAGTAAAAGACCGAATGATGAAGTTTTGTGGTAAGAAAATCCCATTTAATACCAAAGATATTCAATCCCTTATGGCGAATGCTTGTGGTTGGTATTGTTGTGCCTATTTACATTATTTATTTAATTATCCTCATAGAACAGGGGATCTATATATGGATACAGAACAATTCTTATCTTATTTTGATGACCTTAATAAGTCAGTTGATTTTAAAAAGAATGAATATATTTTGAAACACTTTTTTCAGGCAGAAGATCCCAAATTGAGAAAGACCATAGAAGTAATAGCACCAACAGAACAGATCACAGATGATAATAATGGAGGTGTAGATGGATTTAACGAAGATGGAGTTAGAATAGAAGTCCAAACAAAGATGAATAATACCTTTTAACCAATTGGTAGAAAAGTAGAAAACCTAACAGAGAATTAGGACTATTTTAAAATAAATATTTTGTAAAATAATTATAAAATATTTTGTAAAAAAAAGATTATAGAAAAGATCAAAAAATGCGTTCAGTTTTCTACTTTTCTACTTATTTCAATTTAATATAAGTATCCGCCATATTCTTACTTGATCCCATTTCAGTCATATCATTTGCTAATGCCTTACTCTCTTCGCTTGTCTTTTTGTATTTATCAGTCAAAAATGTATGTCTCAATTGATTAACCCCAACCTTCTTATCAAATATTTTATTCAATCTTTGGTTCAATTTCACAGAAGATAAAGGGTTCATATTTACATCAAATAACAAATAATCAGTAGGGTTAATTTTGATCCACTTTAAAAGGATATTCTTTAATTGAATGGGAATATCTACCATCTGTTGTCCGTATGTCTTTGCTGTCTTATATGAATTGAATACCATTTTGTTCTTTTCTAAAAAATTATCTTTTGCTGGATCTACTGATTTTATTTTGAAATCTACGAAATCTTTACTACGCCTTGGAGGAACATACATACCACCTAAAACAGACACAATAATATAATTCTGTATTTGTTGTAGGTCAGCAGGAGTAAGACCTTTCTTTTTATAAAGCAAATCAGCATTCTTTTTGAGGTCATCATAAATCAATCTAACATCAGCAGTATTTACCCAACTCTCTTGTTGAGTGTCGCTCTTTTCTTGCTTTTGAATATCCGCATTATAATCCCTAACATCATTCATCATTAGATCCCTGTATGGTTTCTTATCCGTAATAATGACTAAACTTGATAAGATGGTCTTTCGTCTGTTTGGTGGTATGTCTTTAAGAAAATCTAACACCTTATCTGTTTCATCAAACTTACCTAAATCTGCTACACCTTCGCCCCATATTTTAGAATAAAGGTTTTTCAAAATAGAAGCATAAGTTGTAATAGATGATTTACTCAACGCTGGTCTCTTTTCGGCAATATGTTTTTTAATACTATCCATTTATATTATTAAGGGATATTTTTATTTTGCTTAATTTACCTAAATGTTAATATTAATTCGTTCATTTTATAAATTATTTTCTATGAGTATATTATATAAAAGTTAATGGCGTTATTAATGAATAATTCAACAGAGAGAAGTTTAGCAAATGATTTAAAAATGGGATTACAAAATGAAATTACCATTATTGAATTACTTAACACCACATTTGGTGAGAGTTTTGTAAATACAAAAGATAAATATGGGGATCAATATTACCCTTATGATTTTGAAGGGGATAAAGGTTGTTGTGTAGAATTGAAGAGCAGAAGAAACAGATATAATCAGTATCCAACAACAATAGTGCCTACAAGTAAGGTGTTGGGATTTAATCAAAATAGACAGATGTTCGTATTTCAATTTACAGATGGTTATTATTATATTCAATATGAACCAACCAAGTTTAATACATTTGAGACAAGAATGATTACCACACAAAGAGCAGGGATTGTGGATAAACCTAAACCCCATTATTGTATCCCTATACAAGATCTAATTAAAATGAATTAATATTTAGGCAAATATTTTTATATCAACATATAATATAAAAATGTGCGGTAATAAGAAATGTAAATGGATCAACATATTCTACTTAACAGATGACGAAAAAGTTATGATACATTATGACGACAAACACAGACCAATATGGATACAACATTTCAAAGGCGAATTAGAGCGAACATTTATAGAAGATATACACAACCAATATGACGCAATAGAGGCATATAAACCGAAAATTAAGATTTTAAACACATTACCGAGTGTTTTATATGATTGTTAAGATATATTATTGTATTATTATGTATAATGTATTAAAAAAATTAATTTTTTTAATCTTTTATATCATATTTTGTTGTATTATATGAAAATTAAGATAAATATTCATATAATTCTGTATAAATGATTAACTTTCATCTAAATCCGCCTCGTCTATCAACAACCCTTCGCCTTGTATTCTATCAGGATTACGAATTAAACGAAATACCTTACCCTGATTTTTATTTGGGACAATCACACCATATTTACCATACACTTTTTTTAATAATTTATTATTTTGATTTATTAATTTCAATCTTTTTTTATTATCACCAATATCTGTATGGATCCCTCCTGTCGTCATCAAACCATCTGTGGTAAAACCAACATCATTAAATCTTACAATACCTCCATCAGTAATATAATGGCGTAATGTTCTCTCTATATCCTCACCAGTATAATTGGTTTTGGTATTTATTTTATAATCATATGATGGATTATGTGAATTGATCCAACCATTAACTGCTCCAACAATTAATCTCAAATCTGTTGTATATCCATCAGTCATAAAAAAAGGGTTAGATGTTTTATTAACCCCCCAAAAAGTTAGGTTCTCTTTTTGTAATGTATTAAATGCTTTTTTTATAAAATCGTCCAAATTAAGTAATCTTGTTTCGTCCATTTTTCTTCTACTAACACCTTCACTTATTTTATGTTTTTTTTTAAATATTGTGTATATATCATCATCTATTCTTACTATTTGTTTGCCCTCAGGGTAATATTTTTTTATATATTGTAATTGTGGTAATA